GTCATTTCTTGATGTACACCAACTGCCACCTCGGCCTAATTCGATTGCTGCTGATCGAGTTGTTGGAATAGATAAAGTGCCTAGTGGGCCTTGGTAAAGTACTTTTACCCCAGGTATGGCATTTTGCTCAGTGGTTGGAGCTTGATCCAAGTCAACTTCACGCGAATTGCAGATTACTTGTGTCAGCTGAGGGAACGTATAGCTGTTTATGTCTTTATTTGCTAGGCCGCGCTTTAGGTCTTCAAATGCTGTAAGTGTTTCAACCACACGTGGGGCATCTTCCAGTTTAAAGAATTTTTTCATGTATTGACGAATAATCCAGTCAACATATTTTTTATTTCTAGTTGGATCCATTGATTCGATACTATCAAGAATAGTGTCTATGTCTTGTTTTCTGTCATGCGCTGCTGCTGCTTGCACTAATTTATCACCTAATTTTTGTTGGGTGATATCTCTTTGATATTCGTTCAGCTGTATTACTTCATATAGTCGCATTATATCCTTCTTGTAATTAGTTTATGCTTATATTTATCTAAATTTTACAAGCGGATACCGCGGCTGTTAAGTTCCTGATGAAGTACAGCTAATTTGTTATCGCTTCTTGCTAGAATATGGCTTATTTCGCCTGCATTTGTTCTATCAATTCGACTTAATACATTACTAATAATACTATCAACTGATGCATTTTGTTGAGAAATAGTACTGGGCGGGTTTGGTAATTTAGTAACCGGTTTAATATCTTCTTCTGTTTCTAACTTGTTAAGAAATTTATAATAATTACCGATAGTATGATTAGCTGATAAATTAGCTGAAATAAGTTTTTGGTTTTTAATAGTCTTGCCAATAAGCCCTAGTAATGGAACTAGTTCATCTTCTATTCTTTTAAACGATCCATTATCAGTCATACTACTAAGAAATCTATCTAGATCGGCTAGTAATTTAGGTGGAAGTGTTTTTGACAGAGTATATAGTGCAGGTTTAGTTGATTGAAAAATATATCATTATACCACTTACTTTTTACACCTCCCAAAATAAATTGAACCCTTTTACCAAGTTCGCCATTATTATTAAAGTAATTTTCGGCTATTCGACTTAATGTGCGATATATATTAGGCAATTCTGTAGTTAATATATCGACAATAATTTTTGTCGACGATTCAGACGAAACATTTTCGGTAATAAATTCATATGCTCGCATACTATTACTTATATAATAAGTGGCATCGGGGAATCAAAAGAATTATCATCTGTTGACCCTATACTACTGTTGATTGCTGCCTGCGATTTGTCGTCCCAGGTAGAGATATAATCAGTCATTCTAACTGCTAACACCATAGCCATGATTAAGTCATCAGTCTGACCTGTGCGAGCTTCGTACGTATTACCTCTTGATACAAATACTTTAAGTTCAGATAAGAGCCCTCTAGAATTTATTGTCATTTTACCTGATTCTATTAGGAATTTTAACTTTGCACATGCTTCTAATTTCGACTTATTAGTTGTATTGAATCCGGCACGACGAGTTCGACCGCCACCTGATATCTTATTTTTTGGATCATGTAGCATTGTTCCTGGAAAGTTTTCTTCTCCTGTATCTCTAATAACAACTAATGCTGCTTCTCCAAGTGTATTATTCTCAACCGACCAGTATATTTCTGGTCTACCTGATTCAGCAATTTCAAAAAGTATTTTCTTCATTATCTTAACTTGCTCTTCAATTGCAGTTTTATTACTACACCATTCTGCCACTTGAATCAATGTGGGCAGCTCAATAACTTGAATTGCTGAATTGTCGCCGCCTGTGCCCATTGAAGGATCAAGTGATACTACATAAGTCATTTGTGAGTTAATATCTGCATACCAGCGTACTTGACCTGTTTTACGGATAGGTATCTTTGGTTCTAACTGAGATAATTTAACTGGATTAATAAGTGTTTCTTCAAAAGTAATAAACTGACAGTTTGAGGATAAAATTCCATTTGTATAATACTTATGACCTCCGTCTACTTGAATAAGATCATACACTGGTTCGACTTTACCTGTCGAAATGATAGATGTAATTTTCTTAAATCCACCTAATGTGAAAATTTTATCCCCGACTACCAGATCGTTAACAGGTTTTTTATCTTCGCCATTTACAAAAATTTTATGGTCAGCAGTGCAATCTAAATATCTACCATCTTCTATCGAAACACGAAAAGTTTCTGTTACAGACATTAGTGCTATACCGGCAAAATCCTTAAATCCGGACGGTGTTAACACTTTGTAACCCAATATATTCTTATAAGATTCTAGGCTCATATTTTATTATTCTGTATTCTACCTTACTGTTAAAAATCCATACTTCGTATTTATATACTTTAGCAATTACTGCCTCTGCTTTTCGTTGGTTATTTACCAATCTTCCTTTATATTTATCCTTACCGTATCCATCTATTTTCGATTCGACGTAAATTGTTGGCTATGTATTATTCACTATGGGTCCTTTATAAAAACTTGTCTCCTAAATATTCATCATATGAAGCCATTGTATCTTTAATATTTTGAATTTTGCACATATTAAAGAATTTTTCCATAGTAATATCACATATTTTACCTACAGAATCTTGCACTGTGATTAAAGACTCACCGTTGCAGCACTTATGCTCGCGCAAGAAACGATCCTCGCCCAGACTAGCTAACTGTTCATCTGCCCATTTTTCATTTCTATCTGGATGGGCCTCCCATGTGGCCATGTATGGTTTAAATCCGTTAGTGCCAGTAACTGTTTCATTGCCGCTATTATCGACTAATTTATTAGCACTAAACCAAATATCAGCAAACTGATCTTCATCTGTATTAGGCGTACTAGTAATAATACATTTACCGCCGGTTGATAATGTAGGTGCAAGAGATGTCCAAAACTCTTTAGCAATACCTGCATCCACAAAAGCGAACTCATCTAAATATACCAAAGATAGCGACATACCACGGCCAGTATTTTCTGTGGTAGTAGTTGCGGTAATTTTCGATCCGTTATCGAATGCAATTGATCTTTTATTATACGTTGTTACACCGGCACGAATATGATCGGGGATTGATTCATAAGCATACCGTACTCGGTCCATAATATCCTGTGCCGAATCATACTTATATGAAGTAACTAGAATTTGAGCATCATCATTAAACATTGCATACCAAAGTAAGTATCCTGCAGCAACAGCAGTTTTACCCATTTGTCGCGATACCATATTGATAGATTTTTTATAATGTGTATATGATTCAATTAAATCTAATTGAAAGTCGTAGGGAATAAACTTTTGTTTACCTTTTGTAGAATGTTGAACATACATAAAAGTTTTCATGAAATATAATGGACCCGAAACCGGGTCCATACATTCTTTTAATTCGTCTATTTGTTCTTTTGTATATCTTACTTTAGTATAAGCTCTTTTAACAAGCTTATCATCTTGATAAATTGCCATAGTATTACTTACGTTTCTTAGATTCTTTTAAATAGCTTCTATATCCGTAAACTAGCTCTTTATGTACTTCGCTAACTTGCATTTTTTTCTGTTGTGGGTTATCGCCTTGACGAGCACCGGACGGACCTGTATTACTTACAACAGGGCTATCTGCTCCGTTAGGAAAGTAATCACCACCGTTGGCATGGTTGATGTCATTGTATCCATTGTTAAAATCAAACGATTCTTCCATACCATCATAGTATGGGCTTACTTCGTCATCATCATCGGGTATGGTAAAATTTTCTTCGTCGGAGTCACCATCTGCGTAACCGGATCCGTGGCATGTATCGCACTGATGCGTAAGTAATCCGCGACCCTGTTCGCCGGCACCGTTGCAACTAGGGCATACTTCCCTGTCGTCATATGGCTCATCCCATTCATTATAATCTTCCATACTTTCATCTACTTCGCCATCTCCAGGATGCGGGATCGGTTCATAACGGTTACCATAACTTCCATCTGCATTTGGTTCACCAAAATTATCATCTTCATCGCTATTAAATAAATCGTCAATACCAGTATCTTCATCGGTCTTACCGTGTTTCTTATTGTAAATCGACCATGCTGTTGCAAAAGCCTTACTTTCGTCACCCGGATATTCTTTTTTCAACTTCATTACGGTGTCTTCCATTCCCGGAGGAGCTTTTTCGTCCATTTCAATGGAACTTTCGTCAAATTCTTCTTGATCGCTAAATTCCTGATCGTCTTCTGGCCAGTCATGTTGTTCTTTACCCCATGCTAGATGTTCTTGTCTATCTGGATTACCCATTTCACCCTGGCGCATGGAATAATCAGTATGCTCTAAACTATCTAACTGATCTTTAAATTCATCATATGTAATTTCACCAGCTGATAATTTATTTGCCAAGTCTCTTACTTCGCTAGAATCGACTTCTTCTGATAATTTTCGGCCAATGCCGGGAATAGCACTAACACTTTCATTAAGTTTAATACCGGCCAACTGCTTCATTCTTTGTAAATTCATTACAGTACTCCTGCTTTTATAAGGTTGGGCTTTTTAATTCGACCAAATAGCCCTAAATCATCTTTTTTCAAATTTTTCGGATCATTAAAACTATCGTAGTCTTTAGTTAATGCAGAGTGATCAGTTTGTTCTTCTTGACTTAAAGTATTGATAACTGTTGTAATAGATCTTTCTTTGGCCACTTTTTCTAATTCTTTTAAGAAACTAGTATTATATTTTTCGCCGTATGCTGGTGCTTCTTCATTTTCGTAATCGCTACCTAATGTAGTTTTATATTTGGTCTTAAATTCTTTAGAATTTCTATCAACATATAAATCTGTTTCGATTTGACGTGGATCATTTTCGGAATATACTGCAAGCTGTTGTGGTGATATTCCCATACAACTGCACAAGTATGTTCGTAGAAAATCTAACGACCCTGGATATCCCAGTGTTAAATCACAAATAAATACTTCTGTATTTTTGATATTAGGAAAATCTAGTGGGCTTTCTTGTATAGGCATTTTTCTGAATGCAGAAGCACTCTTTAAATCATATTTCTTTAAACAAGATTCGAGCATATCAATCATTTGATCAGTCATATCATGTACTGCAAATTTTAAGACATAATTATATTCTGCCTTTGATTCTGCTACATAAGAAACAAACGATCCTTTTTCTAATTTCTTTTCTGCCATTTAAAAACTCCCGTGTTATGATTATTTATCGTCTTTCGATGGATTCACTAAATATTTTAAAAGTTCGTTTCTATCAAATTCGCCGCCGCCTTCTCGACGTGTGCCGTTACCTTGTTCTAAATCTATTTGCTCTGACCGGACTTTCTTAAGCTGTAGTTCAATCATTTTTAATTTCTTGTCTGCTTTGGCATTTTTAGCATCTAGCGCAGTCTTTAACATCTGGCCTGCAACTTCGTAAATTTTTCCGGCATGCATATCAGGCACATTCCCGCCTAATGAAATTAAATCATTAAATGTCATTATTGCTTTTCTTGCAATATCGTCCATGTCATTATCATGTACTTCCAGACCGACTACAGTCGGTAAAGCAAAGTCTATTTTTTCTGCCGTAGTTAGTGACGATGAAATTACACTTGCTTCTATTAATAGCTGGTCTCTAGATTTTATAGTAAATTCTTCTTCTATTTCTGCCGGCACTAAAGGAGGAAGGCCGAAGAAGTTTTCCATTTTTTTTGTCATTAATTAACCTTTTCCTTTAGGATTATTAAAAATGTGATTCTCATTCATAATTCTGAAGTGCATCCCGTGTGATTTAGCAAATGCTTGTGCTGCTGCCCACTTGAAACTATTTAGTATGACTGCTGCTTTAGCTTGCTTTGATTTTGCCTGTTCCATAAATGTTTCTTTGGCAGGCTTTACTTCAATGATTTCTGCCTTCTGAATACCTTTGGCATCTGTATAGGTAACTAAAAAGTCCGGTATATATACGGTGTATTTACCAGTAAATGGATTCTGATAGGGAATTTTTATGGATTCACTGGCCCAACTTGCTATATTAGGATTTGTATCAAACATAATCATTACTTTCATTTCCCACGAACTTCGAAAAAAAATAGGATATGTTCCTACATATTTTTCAGGATTTATCGGCTTATACTCGCCTTGCATATATGATCGCGACATATGTTATACCCTTATTTGTCTTGATATTAAGCTATCTTTGTTACTAACACTAGTAGCCGTGCCAATTTGATTGCCGGGATCACGAAGTTGATTAATACTTATATATCCTTCTGATTTTAGTAACATTTGCCCATTTACTTCAGATTGTGCCAGAAATGCCATGGGAGTAATTCCTAACATTGCTGCCGTATCTATCGTTAATGCTGTCATTGTATCAGCATATACCTGAGAGGCGCCGCGTGATAGATAAAAGCTTGTTATTGAATTATATATTTCCGGGGAGTAACTACCGGGTACCCCGGCACCAGATGTAGATTGTAGTATAGACCCTGGCCCCGGATATACTGTAGTACCATTTGCATATTGGTATGTATTTCCAGCTATACCCCCCGGTACTATTGCTACTGTCCGTTGAGTACCTAAATAGGTAAGCATTTGTGAGCTAAACCGCCCTAGGGTTGATATAGACGAATCTGCCATGTTATCCTTGAAGAATTATATTAATCATCTACGGGGTTAATAGTATCGTTATTAATAAAATATGAATTTTGAGTAGTTGTATTACCACCGGTTCTATTTACGTCCTGATACATAATTGATGACGACATGGTGGAAGAATTAAAAGTCGAAGCTGTAGATGTAAAAGATCTACTTTCAACTATAGTAGATAACGGTTGTATACTAGGTGCAGGCGATATGTTAACTAGCCCACTTATCGAGCTTGTACTAGCTATAGAAGAACTACCGTATGTATATTGAGAAGAAACGTTAGGTAATGATGCCTGTACATTATTAACAGAATTATATAAATTACCTTGGTATTCGGATACCGACGGATTAGTTGATTGATATAAATTATTTCTAGCCGTAGTTCCTTGAGTAAATGTTAAAGAGGTTATATCTTTAAAATCTCCTTTAGAAAAGAAATCAAGTGATGAATCATTATTAGGCGCTACATCTCCTAATTTCATGTTCTGAATCGTATAATATGCGTACTCGTAATCAAACGAAAAAGTAATCTCTAATGTTTTATCACTGGTCGCATAATTTAATGAATCATGAGTAAATGCAGAAATTCTAGGATTTACCAAAGTAACCTGGTTAAATAATCCACCATGTACTTGATAAATTTCAATAGATTGTATTAAATTTCGTGTATTTTGTACTGTATCTAAATTGAATCCGAAATTATGATTATCAAGTGTGTCTGCTACTATATTTTGTATCGTCGACTTATTACCGTTGGTATTAGTTGCGGATGGCATACTAGCTGCTAAATTTGCATTACTAATGCCCGATGGTAATGGAGATTTTTTTTGATTTTTGCCAGGCTCATTACCATCTGAAAAATAGTATCTATAATACATTTCCCAAAACTTTAAAGTCTTCCCATCACATACATCGTGGAATACCATTTTTATAGGTTCGTATGCAATTTTAGTTTGGCTTAATCTTTTTCTATTATACTGATTTAGTGGGGTAGTTTCTATTTTCATAGAGGGCATATCTACTGATTTCACTAAAGGAGATACAACATTTATTCCATTATTAAAAAAGCTCTTTATGTAATTTGCAGAAGTATCCGACGTATTTAGATTAATATTAATATAATATTCAAAAGGTAATCTAGGTTGATTTATAGATAATGCTTCGGCTGTCTGATTAAAGACAGACGAAGCAGTATGAGAATCTCTTAGAAATCGGTTTATTGTCATATTATATCGGTATTATCTATTAAGGAGTCTTAATTACTTAAGATATCTTATATAGAAAAATTATCCTATCGTAGTTCCGCCGGTAGGGCTCGGAATATTTGGATATGGATCGCCGCCAACAGTCGTACCATTGTTAGTATTAATACCTGCAAGATTAGTTGCATTATCAAACCGAACTGTTAATGTAACTTCTTGTGCATCACCACTGGCATAATCGCCGTCACCATATGCAGCTGATTGTATAAAACATCCTTCTAAGAACCATGATTCAAGTTCTTCATTGGTAGTACCATCCAATGAATGAATTTCCATTTGAAACTTGTAGTTGATACCGGCAACGGCACTAGTTTGTTCAAAGTGATTCATTTGTTTCTGCACCTGGGCACCGATAGTCGAGACTATCGAGTTAGTAATATCATCACGAAGTTTAATTTCAACTGTATCAAATGAATGTTTACCTATAATATAAGCAACAGAATTATAAGAATCTAGTTTAATTTCTTCAGATGTAACTTTAGGTCTAGTACAAGTCATTACACTTGCAGTCATTGTGTTTAAGCCAATTCCGAGTCCAAAGTTATACCACATAACTCTGAAACGATACTTTTGTTTAGGGTGTAAGATACCTTGGTTGACACCATCGATCGGTACACCAAATCTTGATAATGTTGGAACATTTGCCATTTTTTTCTCCTGCTATAAAAGCTAATACTATTTATCAATTTTATACTTTTCTTTTAAGGGTATATTAAAATAATATTTATAAAAATTTCTCGTACTTTAAGTTTTAAATGGGAATATAGAAAGTATTGCTCAAATATGCTAACTATAATATTCTAAAAAAGATAAGGGCATAATTTGCCCTATTATTTTATCACCCAAGCGTAGCACTACGGTGCCTTAGGGCCTAGTAGTTTACACTATTAAAGTGTTGTTCCACCGCCACTTACTGTTTCCACAGTCCCATATACGATCCCATCCTTGATCTTGTCGGTTTTGCCATTCGGTGAGTTCTGGGTTATCGTTTTTATTCTTTCTAAGAGAAAATCGGTGGTGTCGTATAATTTCATTAGGGTATACGTACCAATATCCTGGCGAAGAAATACTATCAAGTTTAAAATTTAATGCACTATACAAATTACCATTACTCCATCTTTGATCTGCATATGTTATAACCGTTGGTGGATTATAAAGTCTAGTAAATGCATTAAATAACTTAGATGCACCTCCAACTATTGATGTATTACTTGTTGTGCAAAATCTATTTAATTCCCACTCATTAACTTTTCTTGACAGATTGTTTTTAGAAAATGTCATAACTGCAACTAACTCATTTTGATAAAATAATCCAAATCGAGCATTAGTTCTGCCATGACCCTGAATATGATATTCTTTACAGAAACTCGATGCAGTAGCGGTATCAATTTCCATGACTTGACATTTTCTTGCATATATATTATTAGTCGACTTACGTAAGATATAGTATAATCTAGACTTAACAATTTCTTTTTTGTTTTCCCATTCATCCTCGAATATCGATATTAATCTAATTCCTAAATCGGTTACTTTTTTATATTTTTCAAAATCTGCTAGTTTACTACGGCCATTATATTCTAGTACTTTTTCAGAATGCCAATATAATCCATTAAACTCGATGCCAATATTAAGGCTAGGGATAAAGATATCTAATTCATTTCTTTTAAGAAATTTGTAGTTTGGGATAGCATCGGGACATAATGTCTTGATATATTCATATATTTCTATTTCTTTATAACTTCGATTAGCAATAACCGGATAACATATATTACATCTATCAGTAGTAAATTTCGAAGGTTGAAACATCTGATGCGTATGTTCAAATTCGTTATCACATATGTTACATCTTAATTGTAAAAAACTATCATCAAAGCCACTTAATAAAGTTAAATTTGCAAGATGTATTCTTTCTAGCATTTCTAATTGTGCATTTTTACTTTTTATCTGATTTGCTTCCTTGCTCCTGACCGAAATTAGATCTTTAGAATATTGTGTATGCTTTCTTCCTCTAAAATGTGCCAAGTCATTTCCAGCTTTTCGTTGAGTCTCAATTGCTTTGTGACCTCTGATACTTAATTCATCACCGTGAGTTTCGGCATATCTTGATACACCTAGCGATATTCGTAATTTTGTTTCTTCTGAATGCACTTGTGTATATCTAGTTAATTCTCCTGAAAGATATCGTTCTTCTCGTTTTTTAGCAGCGTTAATATATATACTTGTATCTTCTAAAGTTGTATCTTTATTCCATGGTATTTTACCACTATTTTTAGATGAAATAGTAAGTTTTGATTCATCTGACATTTTATTACCGTAATTGGGATTATTTTTACCTTTATTATTATCGGATCTTAGCTGCCTATATTCATCGGATGCAAGTGATTTATCTCCATAAATAGTTTTATATTCTGACGAAGTTATAGAATGCTGTTTAAGATGGGTACTTGAAATTATTTTATCAAATTGTTTATTGCAGATGTTGCATTTTATAGGCATGGGTAGATATTCCATTATAATCGTGTAATACTATTTATGCAACATAATATATGACCTAAAATAATAGAGCAAATTATGCTCTATTATTTTATACTATAAGATACTATATTATTATGGTGCTGTCAAACTGGCGCCAGTATTCTGAATACGAATCGGAATATAAATAAATTCAACAGCAATTGTTGGTTGAATTGCAACATCTATCCAAAGTTGATTAGCATCAATACGAGCCGGTGTGTTATTACTTGTATCACATACTACTAAGAAATCATACAACCCACGTAATGTTACTAGTTCTGAAAAGAAACTATTACATGCAGTTAATGCTGCCTTTCTTGTAGCTGTATCATTTGGCTCAAATAAGAAAGCTTGTACGAGATTATTCAATTGATATCGTACATAGTTTTCTAAACGAACTACATTAATACGATCTGTTGCACTTGCATAATTTTGTCTTGTCTTTTGGCCGTACATGACAATACCACCTTGTGGCATAACACGTACAGGATTAACACCGTTTTGATATAATATATCACGTTGTCCTTGATTTAATTTAACAGAAACAAAGTTACCATTACTACCGACATATCCAACTGCTGATGCATTATTAACAACACCACGTTGTAAACCTGCCGGAGCGAACCACGGATATGATACTTGATCACTATATGCAATAGTTCTTAATGCCATATGTGATGCAGGAGCAACTACAGTTGTACCATCTGTATTTGTTGTCAATGCACTAGGATACCATGTACCAAAATACTTACTTGCAGAAACTAATCCTTGTGTGCCATCGTCAAGAGCTGTTGCCGAGTTAGTTGACCAGTTCTGCAACGATGTGCCTGATGCATTTAAAGTAAATGGAGTATCTCCTACAATAAATGCTGTGTCACCACGATCGTCATTTAATGCAAGCATATCAGCAATTACTTCAACATACCCAGGTGCTGAGATAATATTAAAATATACATCCTCTGCACGAATATCTGTATCTGAATCAATAACTGCTTTCATAGCTTTAACAATAACTGCTTGTTGGGCGTTGGCACCCATATAAGGAACTCCAGCAGCGTTATTACCTGATTGATTTACCCATCTACCGGTTGAACTACTATTAGTATTATCTGGAGATGCTGTTATACTATCAAATACAAACGGTGATTGCCATTCTTTAACAATATTCGATGAGAAGCGTGTATTCCACAACATAAATCCTTTTGGATATAACGCTGCTTGCGGAGCGTCTGGATCTAAGTCTGGATAATTACCACCACCATTGTTATCACCAGTACCAACTATTCCGCCTAAACTATATAACGGATTTGGTCGAGCATCCCGAAATATAATACCACTCGGGGTTGTTTGGTCAGTGTTACTTACTAATACCCATGCGGTGCCAGCCCAAGTTTTTATTACTGGATAAGGTGTAACATCAGTCTGGACCCAAATATCATTAGTATTCAACATAGGTACTGGAATATTTCCACGTGGATCGGCAGGTTGTTCATACAATGTCGGGCTACTTGTTGCACCTGGCATAGTAAATCCAGGTAAGTTACAATTTTCCCAATGATCCATACCATCAGACACTAAAATATCAATAGTAGACTTTCCAGTACTATCTAATCCTAATAATCCATTAAACCAGTATGCACCATTTGATGGGCCATTTGATGGAATAGTCTGTGACCCGACAACAACTTCTAGTGGCATCCAAGAATTATATACACTACTTGAATATTTAACTAATAATTCGTTTGACATCGTTGCGCCAACACCCATGACTGGTTCAAAATAAATTCGACCAGTCGAACCTAGTGAGTCTGTACTGTAGTATGCATCTGCAGACTGATCATCAGTAAGAATAGGAGCTTCGACTTGTGTAAAAGCCATTAAAGTTGGGTCCATTTTTCTAATAACAATATTTGCACCTTGTGCAGCAGATGTAGTCTTAATCCAATAGTTTGATGGAGAAGATGTTGTACTTGGCCATACAGATTGAATTACAACTGTTGGATTATTCGGTGTACCTAATTCTACCCATCCGCTACCGCTATACCCACTGGTAAATTCCCAATATGATATTGATGCAGAAGCTGTTTGAAATACTACTGCTATATTTCCAACTACCCCTACATTACTTGGTGGAGTATTTGTAGTACCTGTGGCAAAATTATAGATAAAATTCGGTGTTATAGGTGCCCATATTGATCCAGATAATACAAATAAACCATATGTTGATCCTGTCTGCGATTCATCAAGCCAATATGTCCCTACTGCTGCATTGCTGGTTGGCGGAATAGGGTTAGCTTCTAATGCTGCTAAGTCAATATTAGCACGAACTACTAACGCAAGATTTGAAATACCTAGGTAAGAATTTGCTGCAAGTAATCCATACTCATTTAGTGGGTATCCATTGACCGATGTACCGCTAACAGAATAAAATACTGGATTACCAAATGTAGCAATTAAGTCTCGCTGAGATGTTATTGACCAAATCTGTCCTGATGTGGAAGGTACTGTTCCCGGTGCAATTGCACCGTTAGTTTGTGTTGGGTCTAATTTGTTTGATTGTGTTGCGATAAAGATTAGTGGTACTGTTCCTGGTCCGGCGCCAACGGTCATACTCTGATCGGTAACGCTAATCGAAACTCCTGGGCTAACTAAAACCATTTTATGCTCCTGATATGATAAATAATTATGTAGATAATTATATCTACATTTCTAATTATATTTATCGATAGTATAAGTAATATGGGGTCAAATAACATACAGATGTTTGGAGTTATTTATCTTTGAGCGTAAAACCATACGATCTTTAGTCCACAGGTAGTTCACTTAGCCCGCACCATGTTAGTATTTCAGAATCCTGTTTTACCCACCCCTTCATTTCATTAGACATGAGAGATAAGTTTTTCTTAAATTTTTTCTGAATTTCTGGAGTTCGGTGAGTCTGTAATGTATGTTGTATCCAATAATATCCATCGTGTGGAATAAAAATTGCTCCAGCAGTTAATGCTGCATCTACTTTGGTAGTCCATTCTATTCCACATTCGTACTTTAGTGCAAGTTCTAAAGATCTTTTATTGATATATTTTGTTCTATATGCAACCATATGATGTATTGTTTCTGGATGGTTACATATATCGCTATGCATTATAGGGCATACACTCCTTCTGTGTATACCATTTTCCATTACCTTAATTTCATTTGTAAATGCTATACCTACATCGTTATTCGATAAAGCATCTTTGCATAATCTTAAAGATTCCGGCGATATGTAATCATCATCATCTACAAATATTACTATATCGTCTAATTTTAAAGCATCGTATCGAGCAATTAAAAATGTATCAAAACATCCATCATGCTCTATAATTATATGACGGGAATTGTCGGGTAACGCTAGACTAATCGATTCTAAAGATCTACTAATGTCTCTGTTAATAGTTGGTACGGTATGAGTTACAACCGTTAGTCCTAAATTCATTTTATCTTTCTAATAATATCGCCAACTTGACTATGTAAATTTTCTACTGAGTCATCGTTATTTACTTCATAGTCGATTGTAGATCCGACCCATGCCCATTCACTATAGTGTGCGGCGGAATATGTTTTTTCCATTATATTTCTTGCGATAGTATTACCTTTATTAGCAAGTTTTGCAGTTTCATACCAAACTGGATCTGCACCACGATTGACTTTTATTAAAATTCCACCTTGTTCTTGAATAAACTTTATTTCATTTGGAAATCTTACATCACTAATAACTACATGCTGAGTCGGGCTTTTACGAATTCTATTACGTAATGTTAAAAACCATATATCCTGATTAAAATTGTCTCTAAGTACATCTGTACCCATTACTTGTAAGGCATATCTTGGAGTAAAATTAGCTATATTCAGTTGTTGTGACCACCATTCGTCTGGTAGTTCACGATATTCTCTTGATTCCTTTGTATCGCCTTCTAGTAAGTGCCTTGGCCAATCAAATATTACCGCACAGGCATCTTTTAAACTTGTGGCAAAACTATCTTGTCTAAAATTGTGTTCTTCAACAAGGTGTGTTGCAACTGTGCCTTTTCCGCTGCCAATCAGTCCTAAAATTCCAATAATTTGAGTCATAACATTCCTGTGTAAAGTCAATTGTAGTTATACAAAAACTTCTTAGGGGTTAGTGAATCTTGTTACGGAATTTGATTATATATTTGTTTTAAATGAGATAACATAGATCTTGCGTCTGATTGCATCTTTTCTATGTCGGTATCGGGATCAAAGTCATATTGAATGAAGGGTAGTATATCGTGTTCAAAATCTTCTATGTTACTTAACAGTGTACGCAGTCTGCTACAGCTCTTCGATCTTGACAAAACATTGTAAGTTTCGGTAATGAATTTATATTCTTCTTCGAAATGAATTCTCGTTTCCTTAAGTTTTATAACCAACAGATTAGCAGATACTATCTCGTCTAATCTCATACACCCGGTCTTCCTTGTTTTATCTATTCTACAACATCAGGATTTTCTTCCTTCATCCGTTCTAATCGATCTTTAGATCTTCTGCCAAGTTCTTCAATAAATGCAATTTGTTCTTCTAGGCTCGGTCTAATTTTGGATTGCTGATTTAATTCATCTAATTTTTTATTTTTCATAATATATGATTATGCTCCAATCACAAATGAGTACCCATCGCCACTTGTTACTAAGTTTAGTAACTGTACTTCTAATTTATCCATTTCCACTTGAGCTTCTGCTTTAAGTGTATCGCCGTTAAGCATAATTGCACCATTTGGTCCCGGAAATCCACTAGGAAATTTACCCCTGGCTTCTCCTAACATATATTTCGAATATGCAGTAGCATAAGATCTTAACCATGGGCCTGTATATACATTAGTAATTATATCGTCATCTGGTTTTTTAACATAGCATCGTACCGATACTACTTCTTCTGCTGTTGGACGACGTAAAATTGTTAGTTTATGATTGTTTGCATCCCATGTAAAATTTATTTGACTTGCAAATAATGTTTCTGCGGTTTTAAGAAATTCATTATACATATCCCATGTAGCAAGGCCACCAGATCTATTCGGTTGTAGTAAATATATATTATAGAATGCTGCATCGACTGGATCAAAGTTTACGCCGCCATTTGTAAAACCACCGATACCTGCGCGATATAATCGTCTTACTTCTTGTACTTCCTCGGGTAGTGTGTATTCAGTTACATCTCTTGTTATATGTAAAAATATGTCTTTTTCTAAATTTGCGCCATCAGATTGTTGACGTAGTTTTTCTATACCTATAGTAATGGCCAGGTCAATGTGATCGAGATCCAACTCAACATCCACCATTTGTGATCCCAACAATAACGATATTTGATTGGCTAAAACTGTTTTTGCAGATTTTTGTGCAGACATACATATACTCCATTTGATATATTATTTATCAAATTGTCTTAGTCCATGCCCATACATCGTTGCCACAGTCCCATATTCTATCAAACCCATTTGCTTTCATATTTTCCCATTCTGACAACTTGGCATCAAATACGGGTAATAAATCCTTTATTTTACTTTTTTGATATTTTAATCTATTTTCTAATATATGATAATTTTTTGTATATCTATATGAAGGCAAAGAACTGTGCGAAAATTCAAAATCTAATTTTTTATATAAGGAACTTGTACCAAAAGTGCGATGCGAATATGATACTATATTTTCTGGGTCGAAATCTTTTACAAATTTTAACAGTAATTTGGATGGGCCACCTACAATATTTTGGTATAAATCTGTAGAATACCTTAGTAATTCATAAGAAAAATTTTTATTAAATCTTGATTTACCAAATGACATTGCTGCAACTATATTGTTGTCCAATGTTAGTCCATAACATATTGCGGACTTGGTATATCCTTGTAAATGTGTTTTATTAAAAAATTCTTTTTCCTCAACTGTTGATAATTTTCTTATAAGGGTATTTCGGCCATAGATTCTGTTATTGAGTTTCAATTCATTTGAAATCCTAGACTTGATAATTTCACTTTTTGTATGCCATTCGTTGTCATGCAAGTGTATAAGTTTATATCCTGCATTTTCCGCCAATTTGGTTTTATTTAAATGATATTTGCTGTCTTTTCCTCCCATTACTTCACTATGCCATAGTATTCCATTACACTCGAATGCCAAATTCAGTTCAGGAATAACTATATCTAACTCTTGGCCATTTAATATAGTTCGATCATTTTTTAAAATTTCACAAGTTGTTATTGATGAAATATAAGTTTCAATTTCATTTTGCCAAACACTGGTATTATAGTGATGTCGGTATTCTATATTATGCTTATTAAAAATTTTATATATTACACTGGAGGACGTACCTAATTCTTTAGAAATTGCGAGAGGTGTCTTAGTTTCATTTTGAGATTTTAGCCATTCAATGTTATCTAATTTTTCTATAACACTTTGGGACAAGTGCGACCTGGTATGAAAATTTATATTATTCTCTATATTTGATAATTTATTTCTTTCTTTGACTTCATTATTTTTCATAATGTTTGTAACTCCGTATTTTTCTAAGAGAGAATTTTCTAAATTCTCTCTTATTTTACTAGAGTACATAGGGTTTGATACCCCGTAATTTTTATTCAACGTGTTTTTATATAACTCTCTGTTGTTATAAGTGGCATCGCCATATTTGATAGTTTTAGTATTTTTAATTTTTTCAATTCTTTGTTTATTTTTGTCGGTATCTTTAGATTTGCTCATTAGGCATTGACAGGAACTTGCTGGACCGCAGTATTTGTATCCTTTTTTAAAACTGTTAAATGTAAAATTATTGCCATTGCTACAAATAGGCCGTGGGTTTAGTAACAAATAGATTTTTTCGTTGATATCTAATACCTCGGGTAACTGACTATCGATCCAAGCTAAAAGCTCTGAATCTTGTGATTTAATAATCTTGGAATAGTTATGCTCTTCGGGATAATTTAATATAAAATTCTTTAATTTATCAATCATTGGAATTTTATCTTTCAACTCTTAGGATAATGTGATTCTCATTAAGTTTTCCGTTGCAAGGAATATCAATAGTGCTTAAATCCTTCATAAATGTTCGAAGTTTTACCTTACTAGCCTTTTTAAACTCTGCTAGTGCCTCGGCTGGCTTACGTATTGTTTTTTCTACAGAATCTGGCGAATAATTTACCAAGCTAGCCCCTTTAACAGTAATCCCGGACTCGTCTAATGTCTTGTACTGCGATATCTTACGTGTTTTGACATTATAGAGCCATACCTCCTTACATCCGATAATTTGTACCGGATTTGCACTAACAATACCTAATGTACTATCATCTTTCTTATATTTAAGTTTAGATACAATCTTCTCTTGCGATACAGGCTTTGCCTTGCGTGGCATACGTTCTACTTTTGCAACTTCTTGCATCATATTACATGCTTTGAATAAATTCTTATTAAATTGATCGTACTTCTTTAAATCAGCTTTAGTATAATTAGAATATCCTTCTAATAAATCTTTATCTTTGCCTTCTGCTGCTAATGTAATTTCTTTACTACGTTTATCAAATATTTCCGATATAATTCTTGCATGTGGAGATTTTATATCATATGTCTTAAATAATGTAATAAAGTCGTCAACTGTTTTAACTGGTATTTTCCTATCCATATAAAAATCGTCGATCCATCCTTCGATTTCACCAGCCACATCGTGTGACTTTTCTTTTAGTCGATCTTGTATTGAAATAACTAATTTAGGAATAGTATTTTTAGAAGTTGGCAGATTTTTAATTTCTTCATCGGCTACTATTTTTTCCAAGTGAAACATTATTGTAGGAATAATATTTTCAGGAATATCTCCACCATGATTTAATATATATAGATATTTTCCGATAACTGTAAATCTATTTTCTTCTATTTTATCAACTTTAGATATTAGTGTGTGCTTAGGGTCTAATTTTTTTAGATAAGCTAATGTTTCTTTTTTTAGTTGTAATGAAGATAGTTCGTAATGAGCATAAATCATTGCTGCGTGAAAATTTGATTTAAAGTCTTTGTGTGTTATGACGATCAAATTAAATATGGGTTTTGACCATATAAGACAGTTATCGTTATTTTTATTGCTTGCCATGTTAGTATCCTCTGATATGTATCTATTTTAGCACTAGCTATTAAAGATTGCAACTAATCTTGGTTAGTTACTCAGATGATATTTAGCTGAGGTTGTGAATTATTCGTCTTTTGCCACTATTTTATGTTTTTCTTTACGATTGTACTTCTTTTCTTCATGTGGGCCTGCACCCGAGATCTTAGCATTTTTGGCAACAGGATTCTTAATAGGTTGTACTTTCTTTTTAGGTGTCGAGGTCTCGAGTAGCTCAGATAATTTCATTTTATTCTATATCCTTTGCATCAGATGGTCGGTTTGTTATTTTTGTATTCCATAATACAGCATCATCTGCTACAGTAAGGTTTACACTTTTAAAGTTACCTAAGTGCCCGACCAATAAATGGCAATTAATACCATTTGTACCTGCTTCGCACAGTGTAATAAAATTAGATGGATCTAATTCTAATTCTGGATGAACGTGGAATGGTTGTTTATGATGAACTTCTAAGTTCTTGGTGCCATTACATACAGCACAAGTTCCGTGGGTTTTTAAATAGGTGGCGCGCACTGATGGCCATTGTGAAGATCTTGCAGGAAATGATAAGTCAGTTTTACCTCTTACCAAATCTCCTAATGTAGTTAATATGCTCATAATACATCCAGTATAAAAAAAGGGGGACAATTAGTAGCGAATTAATTGTCCCCTGACTCCTGCTTGACAGTAGCCACAACGTCCTAAGGGGTTGTTCGGTTATTATACTTATTTATCTAATTGAGAGAATTTAAGAATTCTTTTTATATCTTATATAATTATTGAGTAATTGTTGAATATTTGCTGCGCCAACAGGATTCATCGAATGGACGGTAAATTTAAAGTCTTGCGGCATAGAATTAGTATCCATATCATATTCAATTAAAAATTTTGCAAAATCATGCCCGCTCTTTGCTTCGGTGGCGTTCTTTACTACAACTAACCCTGATTCAGTCTTATCGTACTCTTCGTATCCTAGGTCGTGATCTAGTGAGGCTACGTCCGGAAATCCGTTATCGACAACCCATTGCGTTGCTTCTTTAAAAGAACGAACAATATTCCACGGTGCTCCATAACTTTCATGATAAGCTTTACTAATTCCAATCGTAATCCATGTTACATCGCCCGGGTCTCGTTCGTCATCTAAAAATAGATATTTCATGTAATATACCTGGTTAATTTTGTAATATATACTTTATTTTAATATTTTCATACTATAGTAAGCCTTACACTGTAATTCTGCGAGAGAATTAAGTTTATGTTCGAAAGATATGCCTTTTGATTTTTGCGGTGCTCTTTTAATTTTTAATTCTGTACTAGCCGGATTATTTATTAAATCATATAAATCATTTTGTACATTTTTCGAATACGAGTTAGACTGTTTTTTTATATAATCTTTTATACAAGCATTAATTTTTTCTTCTTTATCTAAGCGGTCGAGTAATTGACTAATATCATATGTAGTATTAGAAGAATCTTCTGCCAATAATTCATTCGCGACTATATGTACAGACTGTGCTAACAGATCTGTACAATACAGTAGTAAAAAGTAAAAAAGTATATGTCTCATTCTTAAATAAAAGGGAGTTATCCCTTTTATTTTAAATAGAAATATTTGTACCGGACTTGACAATACGCAAAGATACTTTCTTTTGCGAAATGTTTTTATGGCATTGGTGCTGTGCTTCGGCCAATGTCAAGCTACTGTACTCAACACCGCCGGAACGTGCGCGGACGCAATCATACAATTGGATACCTTTCGCTGCTTTAGCTTTTGTTGGCTGTCCCCAGGCTGCTGTCGGTGTAGTATCCTTAACTGCTACATCGCTGGACACAGGAAAAGGCCATGCTGCTGTCTTAAACTCTGGTGATGCTTTTACCGGTGCATTATACTCACCGTTCACTGCTGCGGCAAATGCATCTTTTGGGTCACCATTTACTTGGGCAACAACTTCATAACGCATACAACGACCTTTAGCACCATTGTAATCAGTTGGAATACTAACTACGTCTGCTGGATTGATCTTTAGGATCATTACTGGTTCGTCGTAACGACCAAAATGACCTAAATAGCTTTCACTGCAAAAGTGCAAACCTGTAGAACAATGTGAATCTGGATTATCGTCAACTAAGTTACGATCCATTTCCACAACCTGACCCACACTGTTATCGATAGTACCGGAATGGCAATCCATATAGTTTGTTTTTACACGTTTATATGCCAAGAAATGGCCATCTTCGGTGATTGGCAAACTGTTCTTTTCCAAGAAGCCATAGACTTGATCTACGGAACGCTTAGATGGGTTATTTAACAGATTTTCCATGAAACGTACCATCGGGTCAATCGGGAAACCATCTAGGTACATTGCAATCATACGAGTTGCAAGTGCATTGTGGAAAGGCATACCTTTCCAAAATACTGCGTTGCCTTCAATCGAAACATTGCCAGCACCGAAATTAACGATTGCTTTCTTTGGTTCGACGTAATTATGCAGTGCATCCCAGTCTTGTGATTTTAATGCATCGATAATTTTGCCATAAGAAATATGTGTATCTCGGGAAATGGTGTGCGACTTTCCGTCGATCACCAAAATAATGTTGGAACCTTGAATTAAGTAGGCTGGCGCTTTTTGTGTCATTGTGTTTTCCTTTATTGTTTAAGTGGTTCTATCTATATATTTCTGTCTATCTAGTGATCTGCTATTTTGAATTAAAAATAGTACAGCTTTAAATATTTGAAGCTACCTGATTGTCTATCAATTTAATGTAATTTTTTGCTTCCTCACAGACACTTGATTCATCTTTAAAAAATCTTAGTAAAGGATAGGTTGTATTTACCTTATCCTTGGCATCTTGAATCTTTTTCTTTGTATCATCAATACGAAGTTTATTATCAAATTTCTCACATAATTCTACAAGTTGTTTAACATTACCTGTAGTACGTTTAATACTTGTTACAAAATCTACGTACTTAGCATATTCGGAATTGGTCCCTACATCTTTTGCTACAGATTTGTTAGTATAAACTCTACTAGAGTATCCGTCAAGCATATCCGATGCAACTAGTGATGCAATATGTATATCTGTAATTTTACCTATCTCTTGTTTAAGAGTATCTTCATAGTAAACCCAGTTAGATAGCCCTTGAATTTCTTTAATTCGACTCTTACGTACACCATATACTTCAATATCCTTAATTTCTTTTATACCACATGAATCTATCAAAGATTTAATGTGGAAAAAATCAATATAATTACCTGCTTTATCAATAGGTGTAAAATTCTCTAGACCAATATAATAATATGTCTCGGTCGTATCAAATATACCTGTAGCAGGCTCCCAAGTATAAGACTCTGCATACCCTTCGTGTGCTTGTCGTTTCAGGCGAATACTTGCAATACCTGTAGATGGTGTTGCTTTACTACGCTCTCGCATCTCTAATGTACTTGCTTTTACTACAGTTGGAGGATTATGTAATTCTTTAAGAAATTTATCATATTCTAATTGTCGAACTTCCAAATCCGAATCTTCGTGAGTTAAACAAATAACAGTTACTTGTTTTCTATCAATATGATTACTATAGTGATACTGCGCTCGTGCTATACACCCAGTTTTCAAATCATTTAGTACAATTACCAGATCTTTTTTTACCGGCACCAAACATACTTCTGTATATGTATTATTAATATGCTTTGAGCTAGGCTTAATCTGACAACATTGCCCTCCTTTATATGAGCTAACATCATACCGGAATGCTTTAATACTAAGTTTTCTCTTTAGCAGAGCTGCTGTTTCATGTGTAAATTCCATATGGCCGTAACTATGGCTAGTATTATATAATGGAAATTTTGTATCGGCCACAAACTTTAATACAGCTGATCGATATAAGTCAGAATTTGCTTGGTCATACAAATATACCGCCTTATCCCAATCACTACTAATCTCATCAACCTTAGTAACAAGATGTGCAGCTAAATTATCATTTAATTCTGTTAGCTTGGCGCGAATACTGCTGATTGTTAGTGGAATATAACTAAGATGTTCTCGTGATGCCACAAAGTCAAGTTCACCTATATTAAACGAAAATACTAATCCACAATCTAATAAACGTGCAAGGTCGCCAAAATGTTTACGTGGTTCTGGAATATCGCTTAAAGGATATGCAATACTACCCATAACGGCAATAGACTCATTCGTGCGATACCTAGTAGTATTTTGCATAAGATGTACACCAGGAATAATATTTTCCTCGGAGTACTGCATAATAGTATGTTCTAATACGTTTCCTGTAATTACAGGCTTATTTGTAAACCATTTAAATACTTCACGTGCTTCGTTTTGGAATGAACGATAATCGTATTGATCAGTAACACTAAATTTTACTTCAACGCCGTTACCTTCGTCTGTAAGTTCTTCGTTCATTTCTACAATAGATGGAACTCCCATCTCATTAATAAATGCGCTGTAAATACGCTGCGTACCGTCTTTAATTGCTGTTACTGTAAAATTTTCTGTATAAGAAAAGGGAGATTTTGACCCTAATCCAAGAGCTCCGACAAAATCATTAGAATGTGTCTTAGTTGATTCGAAATATGTCGAATAAATATCAATTACTTGTGTACCATTTAACCCCATACCAAAGTCGCGAACTGCAAACCACGGCTCTAGCATAGTCGGTAAATGTACCTCAAATGGCACATCTGCTTTGCCGGCACCTACGTGACTGTCTAACGCATTTGTTGATAATTCCCTTACAATCGCTTTAATTTTGTTACTATATAATCCACTTGACAATATCGAAAAGGCGCGTGCCGAGTGTCTAATCTTAAATTCACCTGTAGTACCTACATTCGAGAGGGTAACTTCATTAACCGCTGTATCTAATTTCATAGTGTTTTCTTTCTGTAAGTTGTTTAGTACATGCTGTTATTATGCTAGAGATCTACCGTTGTGTCAATCGGTGATAAAACAGATAAATAACTGACAATAAGGAAATAGTTCCTCATTGAATGATGGAGATACCACTTAGTGGAGTACCCATTCAAGGAGATTTATCGTGGGAAAAGCAATTCAAAAAAAGCATTTCGGGTTAGGAACATCGGGTAGTAAACAAATTGTGGTTAATGGTGTTAAGTTTGCCGATGGGTCTGTTGCAACAAATGCATTTATTATCAAACAAACTGGTTCAGCAGCATATGTTGTTCAAGATTCGGGTATGACACACGCTGCAGAAATCGTGTTTATGGTTAATGCAGCTTCTACTTCAGCATTGTTACCTAGTCAATGTTATATTCTTGCAACACCATTTGGCGGCACAGCATTACCTTGCTCTAAAATTGCACAATTTCGTGTAGATATTTTTAGTACTGCAAATACAGTACCCACAGTTGTTGGTGGCGATATTGCAATTGATGCAAAAGGAATAGTTAGCTATAGCTGGGCATCAACCCCTGCAACTACACTAGGTCAAGCTGACTTACATTTATCATAATATAGTATTTGCACAATAAAAAGCCCTTTACGGGGCTTTTTATTTTATGGTGTCAATTTTAGTATTACTAAATGTGCTGTAACTGCACTTGCGCCACCTGCCGAAGGCGTAATTGTTAAAGATCCGATATTACCTATTGGATTTCGCAAAGTAAGAACAGAGTTAGGCGTTGTTGTTGTAACAAGTGCCATTCCTGTAATTTGGTCGATCCCGTTTGCCCTACCGGCCACTGTATAAGCAAGTTCGGTGCCATTAAGCGTTAATACAAGTTGCCCGGCTTGGGTTACACTAACCTGAAACTGAACCATATAAGTACCAATCGTAGCTAGATTAAAGGTCGAAGTAGTAAGTCGTGTTATTGCTGTGCCGCCATTTGCCCCGGTCGACGGAAAGAGTACATTCGAACCTGGTGCCACTGCTACTGCATTGTCGGGTGGCATCGTAGCAAAAAAGTCTGCAAAGTTAATAATACCGGGTGTAACAGGCGGTATCTGAAAAGTAAATCTGGTACCCCGGCAACAATAATCATCATTATAATATCCCATATATTTCTCCTAATTATTATTTATATTTACAACAGTTGTAATATATTTCTATACAACACTATCACTATCCTAACTTTAGTATAATCATTAAAATACCCACAAGCTTTTTATTTTTATATTAGGCTAGACTAGGCGCCACGCACCGGATCGGAATACTACAGTTAAACTAGCATTAGTACCCAGACTTTTAGTAGCCGAAGCATCTAATAATTGTCCACCTGTGCCAGTTACAGTGGTATTACCATTGGTTTCATTTTTAATAATATATGTTTTGCCAACAACACCGGTGGGTAATGTAATCGTCGTTGGGTTAGCCGTAACACCGATATACTCGTCAGTAGCAAGTGCAGTATAATTAATTGCTGTTCCTACTGTAGATATTAAGGATGCACTGCTTGCACTAATAGTAACTGCACCACTGGAACCACTAACGCTAATATTTGTACCGGCAATAATGCTTGTAACACCTGTGTTATTAACTGTAAATGCAGCTGCCGGGCCATTAGTTGTTACACCAGTTAAGCTAATACCGGGCCCGGCAGTCGGTGTTACGCTAGTAACAACACTGTTACCATTTAAATTTAATGTACCGCTTGCACTTACATTAACAGCAGTCAATGTATTTGTAATTGGATTGTAAGTTAAGTCGCCATCGTCTGTTAATAGTCCGGCTGTGCCGGCAAATGTAATTCTACCGGCAGTTAATGCACTGTCAGTTACATTAGCAAAGGTAACGCTAGCCGAAGTTGCCACGCTTTGTGGGATTGATATGATGCTATTAGCATCAACATTAATATTTGATCCAACTTGGACTATCCCGAGGTCAGTTGTGGTTGCATCTGGAAATAAGTATGACATTGTTTTCTCCTTGTGTAAATGTCGAATTAGCTTGCGCTAAGATAAGTTATAGTTCCTACTAATCTCGTAGGGCTAGAGCCTGCTTGAATGTCATCATATGTTAGTCTAACATTTGATGAGGCATTATTTATAGTGTATAATAAAACTGAAGTCGAAGATCCTAGTACAGTACCTGATAGGTATGATCGATTAGCGTCTAAGTTCATAAAAATGGTAACAACTAAACTACCTACTACACCTGTACCCGAAGTACTTGTAAATGGTAATCCATTTAGTGTTAGTGTATTAGAGTCAGCCCCGCCGGTTTTTGTTGCTACAGTAAAATCAAAATAACAAATAACTTGTTGTCCCATTTTGGCATATGTAGCTGTAGATGGTGTTATAGTAACAGTACCGGCTGTGCTGACTGCAATAGCAGGTGTCCAGCTACCAATAGTAGAGTCAACGCCGGTGCTGGATATAACACCATTATTAATAGTGATATTAGTGCCGGCGCTGACTACACCAAGTGTTGTACCATTTGCTGGTGGAAATAAGTATGACATATAGATTCCTTTATAATATTTTCCAAGTAGTACCATCAAATACTACTGTAAATCCGGCGTTAGTTTTTAGTATTTTAAAGACGCTTCCTTCGATAGTTTCACCCCCAGTACCTTGAACTTGTATATCTCCTGGTGATTGATTTTTTATCTGATAAAATCTACCAAAAATACCTGTAGGTAAAGTAATGGTTATATTACTACCAGTAGCGCCGATATACTGATCAATATCGGTAATAATATAATCAACTGAAGTAAATATTATATTTAAAAAATTATTCATAATATTATAAAATTAACCACTGTACGCCATCATAAACTAATGTTAACGATCCATATGGTGTGTTAATAACTGCTGTGGCTGCTCCATCAATCGTACCAGCTGCAGGTGTAATAGTTATAGGAGTTAATGGCGATGCTAGACCTAACCCATCTTTAATATTAATGACTTTACCTAGTACACCTATCGGTAAAGTAACTGCTACAGCAACTGGTCCTGGCACCTGAACTGCAATTACGTCGTCTGTGGTTGAACTTACTACTACTGGAGTAACAATTGCAATTCGAACTGCAACAATTGGTACGCCGCTTGTTGCAATTGTAATTTCATTTGCACCAACACCTACGGTAGGTGAAATTATAATACCCGAGCCTGCAATAATCGAAGTTGGATTATTAGTATATGACATTTTAAGATTCCTTTTTAATTGGTTAGTGTTTGCCAGTTTGCACCATCCCACATTATTTGGATATGGCTATAGTTAACATTAAGGATGGCAAAACTCACTCCGTTAATGGTTGCACTACCTGTTGCGGTAATAACAATAGGATTACTTTGAGCATTACCAGAGTAATCTTTAATATAGAAACTAGTATTCTTGCCAACTTCAATCGTTGGTAGTATAATTGAAGCACTGGCTGGCACATTTACAAATACTGTTTCATCAGAAGTTTTAACTGTATATGGAGTTGTTGTAACTACTGTTAGATTATAATTAATTGTCATAATATTTCCTTAACTGATTCTAGTCAGGGTAGCTTTAATACTGTCACCTGTTGGGCGAATTGGCAAAACACCTGCTGGTATTGCTGTTAATGCCACAGTAGTATCTGCACTACTCCAACACATTTGTATATTGCCACCGGCTGGTATATTTAATGTAAAATTACCAGATGTAAAGATTTGTGCTAAGGTATTAATAAGTTCTAAGTCTTGTCTCGAACCTGGGACATCAACTCCATTTAATCGTAACCAAAAACTTACACTACTTGTACCGCCTGCTGTCTTGTTTATATTTAAGGTAAATAATTTGGTGTAAGTACCGGCATTTGCTACAGTAAGTGCATTACCACCTGTTATACTAATACCATTGGTCGGACCCGAAACCGAAAAGGTAACAATATTAATGGCATTTGCAACTGGGTTAGTTTGAGTTCCGTCAGAAAAGAACCCGTAATTCAACAGACCTAGCGTAGCTGATACTAATCCGTTAGTCACGCTTAACCCGGTGCCAGCTTGCATAACTCCAAAGTCAGTAGTTGATGCTAATGGTGCTTTGTAACTCATATTATATCATCCTTATTAGTGTGAGAATTCTGTTGCTAGTCGTAATAGTGCCGATCGCAACAGATATTCTTATATCCAGTGATTGGCCAGTTGCTATAGTGGCAGGTGATTGTAATACAATTGCCTGGTCGTATATTTCGTCGGCGCCGCGGCGTTTAACTTGTACAGAGGCAGGTATTACTACACCATTGACATATATTCCATACTCTGCAACAGCAGATCCGGTAGCGGGTGTGTATATTGCGCCATTGACTACCGACGGAGGGCCGAATCCTGCTACTGCGCCAAAATTAGTGCCTATATCGCCGTTTACAGTCGAAGTCCCTGTATTGGCTATTTCGCCGTTTGAAGTAAATATACCGAATGTTGATAGTATACCTAATGTTATAACTGAAACAGTGACTGGTGTATTAATTAATACGGTATTAGTAGGTATTGCTCCTAGTGTTGAAAGTAATCTGCCGTTAAGAGTAGTATTAAGACCTGTCGATGCTGCACCAGGCGAGCCAATCATAGATCCTGCAAACGTACTATTTGCGCCGGTAGATACTGCGCCGCCTGCCAGCCAAAATACGTTTGCAGGATCTGCACCGTTAATTGTTACTATATCGGAACTGGCACCGGTACTCCAAGCTGCACCAATTCTAAATACAAATAGTGCGTTGGGATTACCTCCGCCATCTAGTGTTAAAATATTTGCGGCACCTAGTGTAGCGGCACCTGCTACGTCGTATACTCCGGGAGTTATTGTTTCAGTAACAAAGGAAGGAGTATGTATACCAGTAGCAGGTAATGATAATAAATTTGCAACTAGTGTAGTTAATGCCGCTGCTGCTAAGGCGGTTACGCTTGTACCTATGCTAGAGAATTGGCTGTTAAATAACACAAGATAATTCCCTGCAATCGGTGTTAATGTCATACCACTCAATACTGCAGGCGGGGCTGGACCAGGTACCATAGTATCTCCCA